TATTGAAGCTAATACTTTATAGTTAGTTATAGGAGAAGAAAGAAATTGCTCTAATTCAAATTTCTCATTAATTTTCTTAATAAGATTATACTTTTCTTTTATAAGCTTACCTTCATTCAATTTAGAGTGAGCTTGAGATACAGTATCTACAAACATTTCAGCTTTACTTTCAGAATTATATTTTTCTTTTAATAGTAAATCATAAAGACGTAATTCTTTATTTAATTCAGTACCAGAAGCAAAGAATTCTTTTACAATGTTTTTTGCATTTTCTGTCTTATCACCATTAAGTACTTCTAATGTTATCTGTCTTACTAAAAGCTCAAATAACACTCCAGTATTCTTAACCTTAGAATGTTTTATTTTTTTCATTTATTTCCCTATATTTAACCTAATGTCTATAAACTAACACATATAAATATAAACTTTTTAATGTTTATTAAAATTTGGTGTCATCTAACAGGTTATTTTCATCTAAAAGGTCAGATTTTTCTGTTTTTTCACTTAAAATCTTCTTTTTTGCTGAAATTCCGTTAATATATTCACGTGCCAATTTTTTACTTGATTCGATTGAACGAGTTTCTCTTTTACGTTCTTTCTCATTTTCTTTATTTCCTAATGGGTCTCTACCATATGGATGTTTATCTTTACCATAAGTATTACCTTCTCTTGGTCTACCACCTTTATTATCCACAATCTCTTGCTTCATTTTTTGAATTTCCTCCTCAACGTTTTTTTGTTCCGGTGGGTTTGCTGGGTCTTCTCCTTGCTGTTCAATTGAGTTATAACGGAATCTATCTTTAAGGTCTAATACCATCTTAGCTCTTTCCATATCCATCTCATCTTCACTTATACCAAATACATTATGATATACCCAATCAGTAGATAACATATTCATTCCTTTGATATCAGTTGCTAATCTAACTTTCTCACTCCATAGGTTTACTTTCTCTTGCTCATATATTGTAGATGAGTTAGTTAAAGTAAGTTGGAAGTTTGTCATTTCTGCATCATCGATACCTTGTCCAGCTAAGTGAACTATTGCAATCTTATATAATTCACTAACAATTGTTCTTTGAATTCTTTCGATAGTTCTAGCAAAACGAACATCTTCTGCAGCTAATGTAGCTTTACCATTAACGTTCTCATCATATGATAAGTAAGCCTTTGGAACTTTTAATGCCGCAAATAATTTAGCTTTTAAGTAATCAATATCTTCAACTGCTGCGTATTCTAATCCAGCTAAATTTTCAATAGCCGTACCACTATCCCCACCTCTAACAGGTAAGAAGAAATCTTCCGTAAGGTTTTGAATATTGTATTTTAAGTTGTAATCACCACTATTTTTATCAACAAATGGAGTTTTCTTCATTTTGTTGATAATCTTTTGCATATAGTTATCAACCTCTTGTGGGTTAATGTTACCAATATCAATTTTAAAAACTCTCTTTTCAGGTGCTCTCATAATACGATGGATTAACATCGCATCTTCCATAAGGGATAATTGTTTCCAAACTCTACGTCCATTTTCAATCATAGCCTTACCATATGGTAAAAAGTTTGTATCTGATAATAAACGGAAGTGAGCCATTTCATAGTTCTCATATTCCTTTTTACCAAATCTATCCAATTCAACCTTAAACTTAACATAGTTTTGATTCATTGGGTCAGTACCTTCTAATCTTTCCGTATTATATACAGAGTATGGAGTTACATTAATAATACCCTTACCTTCTGCTATTTCTAATGCTAAAAAGAAATCACCATATTTTACCAAATTTCTTACCCAAGGCCATAAGTTGAATTCTATATTAACTACATCATAAAATAAGTTATGAAGTATTGCACTTACATTTTCGTTTGATGATTTAATTTGTAATACATCACCATATTCATTCTTAGTTGTAGATTCATCCGCATATATATCTAATGCCGATGCTATAATAGGGTCATTATCCATAGAATCATAATCTCTAAAAAGTTCTCTACGAACTTGATGATATGCCATTGATTGTGCACCCTGATTAGTCTCATAATAAGACCTTTGTAACTTTGTATATCTATCTCTAAGATTTACGAAGTTTGTATTCATTTGGCGGTCATCAGTATCTACAACCTTACGTTTACCATCTTTATCAACGGTTACGATAGCTTGGGTTGAGAATAATTTCTTTAACCTTCCAAAAAAACTTCTATCATCTATTTCTTGTTCTGCCATAATTTATTATTAACTTCTATAAAATCCTATTTTGACATTATATAACATAAATATCGTAAAATATCAAAACACTACAACCATTGGGATAAATCTTCAAATCCATCACCAACTCTCATTTTCCAAGGGTTATCATTCATAGTATTTCCGCCACCATATATTCCTTGATTTATATTTGATGTGATACCACCAACTGCGCTTTTTGTCAAATCAACACCTTGCTGTCTTAAACGAAGTGCAGTATCTCTTACCCATAATCCAATTGAGAATGCCATAACCAAGTCATCATTATAACCCCTCATAGCTTCAGCTCTACCATTCATATAGATAAATGTAAATAACTCATCTATTAAACGAGAAGAACGAACTATAACTGATTTTTCTCTAAAGTAATCGGTTAATTTAGATATGATTAAAGGTCTAGTCTTAGAAGTGGTTGAAAACCCAGCTACCAATCCTCTTTCCTCAGCTCTATATTTATTTGTCATTTGATTTTCTACATCAATATATTTTAAATCCTTACTCATATAGAATAAGTTTTTATATCCTCTATCAATTACTTGCTGAATTGTAGCCCAACCAATATTTGCGTTCTCCACAACAAGTAAAGCATCATTATATTCAGTTGAAAGTGCTACTAAGAAGTTTCCAAAATCTTTAGTATCTACCTTACCTCTATATTCTGCAACCTGTACTGAATTAACAATATCAATTACATGACAAGTAGAATAATCGGCTCCATCTCCTCTAGCTACATCGGCAACTACCATATATGATTTAGAATAATCTGCATGCTCCCATTTCCAAAGATTTCCATCAAACCCACCTTTTTCAATTGGTGGTATTACATATGTTTCTTTATAGAACATTAATAATTCGGGTTCAATTACAGTTTCACCAGAAGATATAAAATCACAATCACACTCTTGTGCTGCTTTCTTTGTACCCAATAGCTTCTCTTGCTCATCTCTCCATTTTTGGTCTCTTTCAGGATGAACTGTCCAATGTAATTTGATTGTATTAAATGGATTTGTACTTTCTTCTGCACCTAACCAAGTTTGGTGAAACCAATTACCAACACCATTAGGAGTAGAAAGAGCAATACAAGCTCCACCCGTTGAAAGAGTAGATTGAGCCGCCACCCAAATCTCATCGATATCATCAATGAATGCGGCCTCATCAAATATTAGAAGTGATAAGGCTTCAGAACGTCCTGCATCAGGAGAACTAGCAATAGCCTTAATTTGAGAACCATTTTGTAAACGAAGGGAAAGCTTGTTATCTTCCATAGACCCACCTTTAAGCCAACTAGGAAGCAATTCATGCATTACTCTAACCTTAGTTACTAAATTTTTTGCAACATCTTGCTTTGTTGCAATAACCAATACGTTAAAATCAGAATTAAATATCATTTTCCAAAGTGCGAAACCAGCGCAAAGTGTTGATATACCAGTTTGTCTTGATTTTAGGACTACATTAAATCTATTACCATTAAATTGAGTTAAAGTCTTTTCCTGAAATGGGTATAGTTGAAATGGTATCTTACCTCTTACCGGATGCTGAATCATACAATACTTCTTCATAAAATGTATAGGGTCTACCGCACATTTTTTGTATTCTTCTGCAATAATATCTTTTAGGGATTTCTTTTGTGTTATACCAGTACTCATATTAATCGTTAAGTGGTCTTACTAAATCGTAATTTTTATCTTTTAATTTTTCGTAAGCCTCATTTCTCAATTTAGTAGCTTGTTCAATTTCACCTTCAAACTTAACAATTTCTAAAAGTATTTCTGCTTTAAGTTCGTCTATATCTCTTTCCATACTCCATTTTTCAATTGTACCATCTTCTTGAACTACTTCATAAGTTTGTTTTGAATCTCTATAAGCTTGTTTGAATTGTGCCACTATATCATTACCATGTGCAATCATATTAGAAAATATTTTATAATCTTCATATTCTTTCCACAATCCATCATATTTTATTTTATCTTCTTTTAATGTAAGACAATGTAAACAATATCCAGTTTTAGATAT